TGAGTCTCCCCAAACTTCTTGTTTACTTGCACCAACAAATCGCTCAACTGGAAGTAACATTGCAGTTGCCCAATCTTTGGAGTTTACTTGTCTGAATACAGATCTTACGTTTCCCGTAATATACCGTTTAACACATGGCTCTGCCATTTTATATCTGGCTACGCCATCAATCAATTTCCAGGAATACTTAATTTTTGTAGTTTCGTCTATTTTGGCATTATTAACGTATATTAACAATCTATCTAAAAGAGTGATTCTTAATGGGTAAGGAAGATAATGCATATTCAGTCCCATAAATCCATCTTCGGTTTTACCGAACGGAAATACCAGAGGAAACTTATCATAGTATGGTAGGTCATTCTTTGTTTTGGGGTCATATACAAACATGTATAGGTGCCCTGGAATAACTCTGGTTGTATTTTGTGTAGTATTCCCAGCTAAAACTTGCTGGGGTGTTATTCTCTGCTTCGACATCAGCAGCACCTGCTGGTCGAACCATGTCCTCGACCTTTTAACCGAAGTTAAGAGGTCATATTTGTTGCGCTCAAATACGTCGAGCATGGAGGGTTTATTAGCCATTTAATTATTTAGGGGATATTCCGAGGTCGTGTTCTGTGATAATTTTGAACTCCCAGCCACGATCTTTAGCGTACTCTGTAGCAGCTTTCCATTTAGCCTGGTTCTTGATATAGGTCATTGATTCGACCAGATATTTCTGAGTTTGTTTTCCTGGAAACTCTGGTGGTTTCGTTTGCTTTTCTGGCTTGACCTCAACCAAATAGGTTCTCAGAAGCCCACTGCTACTTCTCGTTTGTATCTTAAAATCTACGAAGTAACGATGGATATTATTGTCGGTGGGACATCGATAGGGAATCACCGTCTCCTCAGAGCTCCATTTGATTATACTTGGGTTGCGGTCGCACCAGGATGCAAACCTAGTCTCCCAACTAGATCTCATAATGATATTAGTTGGATCGCCAGTGTATTTTTCTGGATTTAGCGGTTTGTAGATTCTCTTGTGGAACATAGCATAAATAATTACTAGTAGTCTTATTTATTCAAACCCTACGGAATTAAAATGACAATAGAAGCCTTAATTCTCGAACAGCAAGATCTAATACAGAGTATCACCGAAAATAGACAGAATCTTGCTAATGCCATAACAGCTGGAAATCAACAACAGATAACCCAGTACAAAAATCTTCTCGCCCAGCAGCAAGAAGAATATCAGGGTATTTCTAACCAGGTTAATGAATCTAGAACTAACGCATCCACCACAATTGAAGATTTACAAGCATTAACATACCCTGAATCATTTGGAGGACTGGACGCTTCTGGTATTTCTATACCAAACGAACAGGATTCAAAATATAGTATACGGGATTACCAGTATCCAAATGATCTGATATCTAACAAAGCATATGGCGGTAACTACGCTATGTTTTATATTAACGTAGCTGTTGATTCTAAACTTGCGTCTAACAATAAAGATACAGACTTTATCGACGACTTTGATCAAACGACTCGCCGTAGGGGTTCTATTGTAGCAAACAATTTAAGTTTTAATGAAGTCTCAGGTGTTGCATCTGGTATTGGTGCTGTTAAAGGTGCGCTTGGTGGTGGTTTACTGGGTGGGAACTTTCTTGGAGCATTGGCAGGAGGTGGTGTAGCGGGAGCAGCAAACGCAGTTGGATTTGGAATTGTTGCTGCCGCAGGGATGAAAGGTACCAGAGCCCAGAAAAGATTGAAAACCGCTATAGCACTGCACATTCCAAATCAGTTACAAACACGCTATGGTGTAACATATAGCGAGGAAGATACATTTGAGTTTGCCGCAGCTTCAGAAATTGCGAAAGCATTAAGAAGTGAAAATAAGGTAGATGCTTCTAAGGCAGCTGCTTTAGAAACTGGTGCTTCTTTAGCCCTACAAAAAGTAGCACAGGCTGGTGCTGTTTCTGCCGCTACTGGTTTAGCGCCAAACCCGAAGAAAGAACAAGTATTTAAAGGTGTTGATTTCAGAACATTTACATTCGAGTATCAATTCTTCCCAAGAAATGAAGATGAAGCCAAGAATGTTCAAAATATTATAAAACAATTTAAGTTTCACATGCATCCAGAATACAAAGGAAGCGGTGAATTTATTTTTGTTTACCCTTCTGAGTTTGACATTGTTTATTACACCAATGGACAGGAAAACGAAAACCTTCATCGACACACATCTTGCGTTCTCCAAGAGATGAGTGTCAACTATACACCTAACGGTGCATTTAATACATTTGCCCAGTCAAGAACAGGTGGAGGTATGCCGACGCAGGTTAATATTCAGTTAACATTTAGAGAACTTCAGATTCTTACCAAAGAACTTGTTGAGGAGGGTCTATAATGTATTTCAAAGATTTTCCAACATTTTTCTATGAGTTTGTTATAAATGGAGAGAAGTCATTAACAGCGGTTAAAGATATTACAAGAAACATAAGATTTCGTAGAGATATTCTAGCCAATGTAACTGTTTATGATGAATATGATATTCAGGATGGAGATACCCCAGAAATAATTTCTGAGAAAGTTTATGGTACTCCACAATACCACTGGGTAGTTATGTTAATGAATGAAAATTATGATTATATTAACGATTTCCCTCTCTCAGAATTAGAGTTAGAGCAGTATGTTTACCAGAAGTATGGTAACTATACTGAAAATATGAACGACGATCTGCGCGAGGCAGAAAATATACTTGCAAAATTTACCATTCATCATTATGAACGATCAGATGGTTTAGTTCTTTTTGACCCCAGTCAATTTCCAAAAATTTCTTATGAAGTTAAATTTAAGAAAGAAGATAACTCTGGAGTTTTACTTGATGAATTCGGCAGACAGTTAGTAGCTGAGAATTCTGTTGAGGATGTTGTAGATCCACCACAGGTTACTGATAACGATCTTCGTTATCCAGTTACAAACTGGGATTATGAGAGGGGCATCAATGAATCTATTATAATGTTAAAAGATGAAGTAATTACGTTTGCTGGTGACGTCTCTATTAGAAAAGCAGAGATAGTATCACAAAACGGAACATACCACAATATAATCCCGCAGATAATTAATGTGCAGATCTATGAAGATTTGTTCAGTCCATTTATCACGGGTAGTATAATTGTACGCGAATCTTTAGATTTTGCAAATTTATTCCCCTTAGTTGGAGAAGAAATCGTTAATTTGGAGATAGCGACACCTTCTCTGGGTAAAAAATTAAAAGGTCAATTCTTCATTTATAAAATGTCTGACCGTGATACATTGGGCGATAAAGGCGTTGTTTTTCAACTGCATATTATTTCTAGAGAGTCAGTGATTGATCTTAATAAGAAAATAAGCAAACCATTTTCTGGAAAAGTTTCAGAAATCGCTACACAAATATTAAATGAACCTACCGTTGGTTTAGAGACTGATAAAAATGTTATAGTTGAACCTACATCCAATTCAACAAAATACGTATCAAATTTTTGGAGCCCTGTTCAAAATCTAAACTATTTGTGCTCTACCGCACTTAATAGAAATAAATCCCCGACATATTTGTTTTTTGAGAACAGAGAAGGTTTAAATTTTATATCTTTGGATACAATGTATACACCAGAGATATTACAAACCTTTGTCAATGACAAATATGCAAGAGATAACCAGCGTGGCGGTGGCGGAAGTATTAAAAATATTGATGAAGACTTTAAACGTATACAACAGATAAGAATTCCGCAAACCTTTGATTATATGGATAGAATTAGTAGTGGTATGCAAGCATCTAACTTAATTTTGTATGACTTTACTAAAAAACAATATTCTGTGAAAACATTTGATATGTTAAAAGGTTACGATGAAAATAAACATTTGAACTTTTATCCAGTTATATCCAACAATCAAACTAGACGAGCAGATTCTACTATACTAAGATCCTTTAGATATTATGCAAATTTTAGTGGCTATGGTGATGTTACAAACAATAACTCTATACAG